CTTTCAACCTTGCACAAAAGCCAATTAGAGGTACAAACTCTGATATTACCACGTCTGCCCACATAGCACAAAACACGTGTTATGCCCTGTTTTTTGTGCGTTGAAAATCAGTCAAATAAAAATATTTTACAGAAAAAAGTATTTTTTATTTGGTAGTTAATACAGAATGTTGTATATTTGTACCATACAAAACGAGATAATTATGAAAGCATTTAGATACAACAGCGAAAACAGAGCAGACAGAAAATACAATAACTGTGGAATGGAAAAAAATCCAAACGCTGTAAAATTTTACGCTTCAAATATGGCTTATGCTGATAACTACAAATTTATTTACAACGAAGATGGTGAAGTGGTTGCTGAATGTGCTTTAGAAGTGGTTGAAATAGAAAATGTAAATCTTTTCGATATGGCTTCCGATTTCAAAACATTATCAACTTATAACAACTACATAGCTTCTGAAATAGGTACTCAAATGAGAGATTACACTCGTTTTATGAATAACGCAAAAAAAGCAAGTGAGCGTAAAATGTGGGCTAAAAACATTGATGATTTAAAAAATAGAGAGCAAGAGTTGATTTCAAACCTTTTTTACAATGAGTTTCAGCCACTTTCAGATTTCACAAGACAAAATGAATTAGTTGCTGAATTAAAAGCACTTGGATTTGATGGCTACACTACAAATAACGAAATAGCTATTTTCTAATGAAAGATTTAATTAATTGGCACGAACTAAGTAGGAGGCTTTCAGGCAATGGGCAAAACATACGCCCAAATAAAATACCAAAGAAGTATGAAAAAAAAATTGCTCGTTTGCTCAAAATTCTCGAAGCCTGGGAGCGTTGGCAAAATAGGGCATAACGTTCAGGTATTGCCGATGGTAGGGCATTGAAAAACTACTGCCTGAAACAAAAGTTAAATTGAAAAACAACAGTTGAATGAAAGTACAAAGCAAAATAGATATTCGTCAGCCAGAACCGCAGCCCATTAGCGATATGAAGCTGATTGCTCCAACGTCAACCCCTACTATTGGCAATACCAATGTTAGCCGCAGTACATTCTATCAGGGTGATTGCCTTGTGGAAATGGATAAGATTGCTGATAAGTCGGTTGATATGATTTTATGTGATTTGCCCTATGGAACAACTGCTTGTAAATGGGATAGTGTTATTCCTTTTGTGCCACTTTGGAAGCAATATGAAAGGATTATAAAGCCCAACGGAGCAATAGTATTATTTTCAGCACAACCTTTTACTACAAGGCTTATTAATAGCAATATTGATAATTTTAAACACTACTGGATTTGGGATAAAGAAATTTCTGGCGCTTTCGCTTTAGCCAAGTATAGACCAATGATAGTTACAGAAGAAATTTGTGTTTTTTGTAAAAGTGGTAGAGTTAATTATTACCCATTAATGGAGGCGGCAGTAGAGAAAAATATAAGACCAATAAATACAGGAAGTAGTGTAAGTAGTGCAACGCCTGTGGCAAGTGGAATTGCTAAAAGCAGAGAGGGGTACGATAATAAAATAAGATACCCAAAAAACATAATAAAATATTCAAAGTATAATGCAGAGTGCAATCAGTTAAATAGGCTGCACCCAACCCAAAAGCCTGAATATGTTGTAGAATACTTAATAAAGACCTACACCAACGAAGGCGAAACTGTTTTAGATAATTGTATGGGTTCGGGAACAACTGGTGTCGCTTGTAAGAAAACAGGTCGGCACTTTATCGGAATAGAGAAAGATGAAAAGTATTTTGAAATTGCAAAAAACAGGATAAATGAATACAAATAAAGTAATTGAAATTTTAGAAACATTGGTTATTAACATTAAGACCAACTGCGATGATATTAAAACCGAAAAGGGGTTAATTGCCGATGCTGCTAATGAAATAATTAAACTTAATTATACTGAATTGCCATTTGATGAAGGCAGGGAAAGATATTATTCAAGTATTTTAAATGATGGTTAGGTGTTTATAAAAGTTGGGAATGGCAGCAAACAGATGGGTACGTTATTCCGCTGCTCGGTAATGTACATAGTATGGCAACCGCCCGTCTGCCCAGCTTTTATAAATATTTACCTTCTACTTTTTGTCGGTAGTTAATTAAGTTAAACAACCGTCACTTTTTATTGCCGTTAGCAGGGTGTCTGCGTATTGCGGCTAACTACTTTATATGAACAATAACACTACGGAGTAATGATAACAATATCAAAGACTTACACCCTAAAATATGAGTTGGATTTTAAGCCACAATTGGTAAGAGGCACTTTCATTTATCTACAAGATAATAAAAATTTTGAAACACACTATGAAAATACACACGAAAAATCAGCTTTTATAAAAACTACCGAAAATTTTTATTTCATAGAAGACATTGAATTTCTTTATATCTTCAATTCTGAAACTATCTATAAAAATTTATTACCTTTGTAAATATGCCAGGCGGATATAAAAATATACGACCCAAAGATGGTAAGCAATTCTCTTCAACCTATCAACCTGAAGAGAAATGGACAGAAGAAGTTGCCTTGCAACTTGCTGACGATTTAATCAATTGGATGAAAGCAAAAGATGAAGATGGGGAAGATAAAGGCAATATATTTTATGAAGAATATCTAATAATTGAAAGAGAGTTATACCCTGAGCTAATAACCTACTTGTCAGATAAATTTTCCTCGTTTTTCAAGCGAATTAAGAAAGCGAAAACTATTCAGGAAATAAAACTCAAAAAATATGGAGTTGGTGATAGGTTAAATGCTACAATGACTAAATTCATTTTGAATGTAAATCATGGTCTTGTTGAAACAACAAGAAGTGAGAATAAAAATGAAAATATAAATAAAGAACCTTTAATAGTTAACTTTGTCAGAGAGAAAAAATGAGATAACGTTTACAAAAGCTCAAAGCGAGTTTATTTTATCTGAAAAAAGGCACACAGCTTTTGTCGGAGGTTTCGGGAGCGGGAAAACTTTTGCAGGTACTTTTAAAACAATTTTTCAACTTATTGAACTAAATAAACAATCTGAAAAACCAATACCTGTTGCATATTATTTGCCTATCTATTCATTGATTGAAAATGTTGCGTTTCCATACATCGCTAACGTTTTAGATTTAGCTAATATCAAATATCAATCAAATTTTAGCTCAAAGAAAATTATAACGGAATATGGAGATATTTTTTTAAGGTCAATGGACAATCCTGAAATGATAGTAGGCTATGAAGTAGGCTATTCACTCATTGATGAAGCTGACGTTTTGAGCATAAAAAAAATGAACACGGCTTTTAAAAATATAGTCGCTCGAAATAGAGTAAAACTCCCCAATGGAAGAATTAACCAAACAGACTTCGTATCCACGCCAGAAGGATTTGGTTTTCTTTATGATTTCTTTGTGAAAAAAGAATCAATAAATAAAATTCTTATAAATGGTAAGACGAGTGAAAATAAGCATCTGCCTAAAGGCTACATCGATACGTTGAGAGAATCTTATACGGAGCAACAACTAAGGGCTTATCTGAATGGAGAATTTGTGAACCTATCATCAGGAACGGTTTATAATAGCTTTGACAGAATAGCGAACCATTCACCAAGAGAGATAAAGGCTAATGACATTCTACATATCGGGATAGATTTTAATATTGGTAATATGTCGGCAGTTATTAGGGTGATTGATGAAGATGTTTCTATTGCAGTTGATGAAATAGTAAAGGCTTATGATACTTATCAGTTATGTGAATTGATTAAAGATAGATATTCAAGTTATCGTATTTTCGTTTATCCTGATGCTTCGGGAGGTAGCCGTAAAACTTCCAGCGGTACATCTGATTTTCAAGTTATCCAATCTTTTGGATTTAAGATTATGTCGGGCAAAACTAATCCGAGTGTAAGAGACAGAATCACAACTGCAAATGTATCTTTCCAAAATAAAAAGGCATTAATTAACACTTTTAAGTGCCCTTCGCTAACAGAAAGTTATGAAAAGTTAGCGTATAAAAACGATGTACCTGATAAAAATAGTGGCTTTGACCATTTAACGGATGCAGATACATATTCATTATTTTTCTTAAATTACAAAAGAAATACAAAAATGTCGAGTTTTGTTTTCTAACTTTACATTATGTTGCTTAAAGACTTCTTAAACACTTCTGACTGTGCAGGTGCTATATTAACACATTGCAAAAGAAGTAATGAGTTAAATGGTTATAAGTCTAAAGAGATAACAGAGCTG